TTAATACAATTCTATTATTTTTCTGTCATAATCTACCTCATAAGATTCCACACTATATAAATCATAAATTACTTCTTCCATATCTTGTTCAGTGTTTATTTTAAAATCATTACATTCATTATAATATTCTCTATAGTCTTTTATAAAATTTTTAAAAGCAATTGTTTTCATATTTATTTCACCTCACATGTATATTATCTAAATTTAAGGTAATACTATTTATCATAAGGGATACAAGAATTTGAATATCATCAGTTTTCAAATTCTTGTATATGAACATTATTTTACGTTGGCTTTTGGAAATTGAATCACATTAGATTTAGCCTTGGACTGAGATTGGGACTTTTTAGTTTTAGTCTCAGTTTTTGCTTTAACTTTTTTAGGTTGCTCAATTTCTTTATAATTTGCACACATGTTCTTGACAACTTTCCTAAGTTGAATTGTTACAAAATGAGTAACTTTATATGCAGTTTTAAATGTTCCTATAATTAATCTTCTTACGCTTCTTGGTACAAGTAATAATGCTACATTGACAAGAACCATCATTAATATTAATTGACCTAGTGAGTTTATTATGTATTTCATAAGAAATACCTCCTTCTTAAAGTTTATTTCATATCTCAAAAAGTGAGATAGCTTATCGTAAGTTTACTGAAATTGATTTGCTAATTACCAATAACTTATAATATAAATATCATTACAATGATTCATCTAGTATATAGTCAACTATTTATACTGAATACCAATTAAGATTAAGTATTCAAACTTGACTTTCATTGCATATCTAGTATAAATAATCAAGCCATATACTAGATAAATATTGTAGTGATACCATATCATAAGTCTAGTAATTACATATCAATTCTTAAACTTATGATATATATCTATCTTTTGAAATTAGAATAATCTTATTCAGAATATTCTTTCTTTTGTGATATGTATTCCTCCTTCAAGGAGGGGTATTTTATTAATAGCATAATACTTTTGCTATATCTTCCATATTCACATCTAATTGAGTTATTTTAAATTGAGTATCATTTTCTGCTTCATAATCTTTATTTGTATTTTGGATTATTATAAGTCGTGGCATTGTTAGTTCTTCTTCCCCTGTTTCTTCGTTTATTGCCCTTGTTTTATCCAATATGGCATTTATAGTATCGTTATCTTTAAATCGTTTTAAATCTATATAATCATGTCTAATTTGCATTTCTACAATTTGATAATACATGTTTCCATCAAATTTAAAAGATACATATAGATCTGGTTTAATATTATTAAATACAGGTTCTATCTCTATTTCTTGAATATCACATCCTAAAGTTTTCAATCCACACAAATATTCTAAAACTTTTATATTATGAATAGATACTCTTTTTATTTTAGAATCATATGGTACATAAACGAGTTCGTTGGTTTCTTGATTTTTAAAAACTCTGATATATTCTCCCATTTCAGCAATCTTTTTAAGTCTCTTTCTTGCAACATCATATGCATAACGTTTTTTTGTAAAATACATATCTGCTATATTTTTTATTGTTGCGTAGCCAATAGTCTCTATAAAATCTATTATCAGTTTATCTCTTTCAACTATCATAATTTTCTTTTCCCTTCATTAATTGATTTTTTAGTATTACTAGGTAATTTAGTCTTATCAATAATAGTCATTCCTGTATAATTATCATAAGGAACACAATTAGGTATCTTAGACATGCCTTCTTCTAGCATTTCCTTTTCTGTTTTAATACGAGTGCCTACTTCTACTAACTTTCTCTTTCCTTGTTTAACTCCATCCCTATGTTGTAATTTCTCTAAGTCATCAAACAATGTTCTGTGATTAGGTTTAATAAAAGGTTTTATATATTCATATATTTTTTTATTATCAACTATTGGAACTAATCCGTATTCCCATGAATCCAAATGATAAACTATTTCTCTTCTCTTTAAATCTAACGCCCTTTTGCTATCATCTGTGGCTATTTCACTTGACTTCTGATTTGCCTGTCTATATGATATATTTATATTTGACATTGCTTTTATGAAGCTAGGGATATTATCAACTGTACTTCTTTGTACACTACTATAAAGAAAGACTGAAAGTGAAGCCCCGTATTGTGCAATGGATTCGATATATCCACTTATTTCTTCTTTAAGTTTCTTTTCATCACTACCATTACCTTTTGTTTGAAAAAGTGCCATCATTTCATCAAAAGCAATCAGTATCATAGGTTCTTTTGTAAAAACCTTCTTTAACTCATTATATTCAAAGATATTATCAACTATTGCTTTTTTCCTATAAGGTTTTATTTTTGAAATTCTATCAGGTATAATTACTTCTTTTATATATTTCAATACGTCTCTTGTTTTCTCTAAAGTATCTGCAAAAGCTTTAGTATGAATTACATCCTCATATAGGCAGAGATCATTTTTTGCCACTTGACACAAGTACAATTGTAAATCTTCTGGACTACAATTTACTATTAAATTAGTTATCGTACAATCTTCTCCTTTTGATTTTCCGCTTCTTGTAGTTCCTGATACTAATAGATGTGGATTTTTTCTCAAATCTCCAAATATAGCATTTCCAGCAAAATCATTGCATATAAATAGCTTATAAGGACTTTTCTCTTTAATAATTTCAAATCCCTTTTTGTCATTTTGATTAAATATAAACTTAGCATTTATCCATTTACTAGCCTTTGAATGATTAAATATAATACAACAACCTAAATTCTCTTCTATCATATCTCTTTGAGAGTCTAATTTATCAAATGTTAAAGGTGGAACTATATATATCTGTCCAGATAAACCGTAGGGTGTGAATTTGATTTTATTAAGAGCATAAGTAAAATACATTTTGTTATAAAGCCCTGATAAAGTCATAATATCTAACCATGTATTTTTAAATTTATTTATAACCGAAGATTTTTTAGATTCTTTTATTTCTTCTTTTTCCATTATTGCTATACATATTTTTTTGATTTGTTGTTCTAGTCGCCCTTGGCATTCTTTTTCTTCAGTGTTATCAGGTATTGTTTTAGGTTCTTTTACTTCTTCTTTTATTTCTTGTTTTAATAATTGCATATCGTTTCCTCCTTTCTTTTAATATATACTATGATATTTCTTATTGATGTGTTACAACTTTTTTATTTTAGAATGTGGAATTTTTAGATTCTTTATTTAGTCTATCTATTTTCCTTACTCGTGATCTAACATTCATCATTTCTATTTTATTCTCTTTGCTATTACCTTTAAAACAATAAACTGTATATGCAATGGTCATAGAAGCTAACCATCCACCTGCTAATATTAATATTTGTTGCATTGTCTTTAACTCCTTATTGATTTCTTATAATATATACTATTCGATAATGATTTAAATGATACCCATTTAATGAAAATAATCATTAAATAATTACAAAAATCAGTCAAAAACATCTAAATTTACATAATTTTTAGTAGTTTTAAATGATTATTTTGATTAAAATAGATATAAACTATAATCAAAACAAATTAATATAATAACAATTGACAAGTAATATTCTTTGTGATATACTAATCTTAAGGGATAGTTTAGTCTGATCAACTAAATGATAAAGGAGTATCAATCGCCCTTCCCTACTATATTTAGGATTGATAACAAATTAAAATACATATTGAAAGGATTGATTGTTAATGGAAGAAAAGAAAATTAAACAAGAAAAATTTAAAAAGGTGTTTTTAGATGATTTACCACATGGAGGTAAAGGTGTTAAAAATTCAAGTATAAATTGGTTGGAATCTAAAAATTATAAAGTAAGATTCATTTATAACAATGTTGAAGGTTGGGTAGAAATTACAGAAGTTAAAAGAGAAAATGGAAAAACTATGTTAGGTATAAAATATTTAGATAATGATATATTTTATATATTTACAGGTCACTTTCAACAATGTAAATTAAAAGAATTACTTGGACTAATAAACCATGATTACGTATATAAAGTTAATGAAATAATAAAAGACGAAAAAAGAAATCTATTAATATTAGAACAATTTTATATAAACGGATATAGATATTATAAATATGAATGTTTGAATTGTAGATATATTGGTACTATAGCTGAAAGTCATTTAAAAGAAGGAAAAAATTGTTCAATTTGCTCACATCAAAAAGTTCAAAAAGAAATTAATTCAATATGGGCAACTGATAATGAATTAGTTAAATATTTTGTTAATGAAGAAGAAAGTTATAAATATCCACATTATAGTGAACAATCTATTAAAGTAAAATGTCCTGATTGTGGGTCTATACGAAAAATATCAATAATATCTTTATATATAAATGGATTCACTTGTCCAAAGTGTGGTGATGGAATTTCTATGCCTAATAAAATGATGTTTAACGTATTAGAACAATTATTAGAATTAGACAATTTCAAAAGAGAATATTCACCAGAATGGATAGGCAGAAGATTATATGATTTTTACTTCATATATAATGAAAAAGAATATATAATTGAAATGGATGGTGGTTTAGGTCATGGTAATATGGTATATAATGAAAATAATATGACTTCAGAAGAATCCTTAGAAATTGATGACTACAAAGATAAAATGGCTGTTGAACATGGAATGCAAAAACCTATTCGAATTGATTGTAATCCCAGCAAATTTGATTATATAAAAAATAATATATTAATGGATGATAGACTAAATAAACTATTTGATTTGTCTAAAATTGATTGGAATAATGTTTTTCAATATACTTTAACAAATCAAATGAAAGAAGCTTGTGATTTATGGAATGATGGTAAAAATGTTAAAGAAATAAGTAATGTTTTTAAAATTAGTACAGGTGCGATTCGTAGATATTTGAATGATGGAAATAAGTTAAATTTGTGTCATTATAATGGATCTGAAAATAGTAAGAATAGTAATATAAGAAATGTAATATGTATAGAATATAATTTGATGTTCAATTCCATAACAGAATGTGTAGAACAATTATCAAAAATGTTAAATTTAAAATTCAATATATGTAATATATCAGAGGTATGTAAAGGTAATAGAAAAACTCATAATAAATTACACTTTGAATTTGCATAAATTTTTAAAGCTTAGATTAATTTCTAGGCTTATTTTTTAATTGAAAACAAAAAAGCACCTACAATTAAAAAATGTAAGTGCTTGGACTGTTATTATTTATATTTGTTTAACTCCAAAAATCTGCATTCATCATATCTCGTAATTTTTGTTTTGTTGCAACTGGCTCTTCCTTGTTTGTATCTTTAGATGTGGTATTATTACTTTTATTTTTACTACCATTTTCTCTAAATTCAAATACTTTTTCTTCATCTTCTAATTCTTCGTCTTTCATATTATCATAAGCTTCTTGAAGAGTTTGTATATATTCATCTGGACTTGTTACCCCACCAAGTACCATTAAATTCTTACTGCCATAATCGGTCTTTCCCCACATTTTAGCTTTAAATAATTCTTTCCATTCATCTTTATCATATATACCCTTTTCAAATATACCTCCCATATAAGAACAATCTAAATTATTAGGCATTACAAAAGGAGAATTATCCATACTATAATCTACTGCATCTACTAATGATTTGAATTTATCAGCCAATGGTAATATTACTTTATATTTGTTTGCTGAATTAATCATTTTAGTATCATTAATATCTACTGCCCCTTCTTGTAATTCATATGAATCTAAAATTAATTTCATACATAGTTTGTTAAATTCGTCTTCATTTTGCATTTTGTCATTGTCTATATATTGATAAGAATTGACTACCCCTTGAACTCTTAATTTTGTAATTTTTGAATGTAATTTAAGTGCATTTCCTATTGTTGTCTTTCCTTCTGACAATGCTGGCATAGCAACAACTAAATTAATTGCTAATTTTGAATTTAAATGCCTTAATACGTTAGTTAATGTTGTAAGTGAACCACCTCCAAATCCGCCACCACTAGCTAGATATATTGACGCAACATCATAATTATCTGTTTTATTAGCAAGGAAATTTATAAATTTACTTCTATCTTTTGATATGCTTTCTTGTGCTACATCTTGATTCCTTCCTGTACCACCACCATTTATTGCCAAGCCATTAATAGTTGAATTATAGTGTTTTAATCTCTTCATTTCATTTATGTTAGAGTTCACAAATACACCATCGTATACCGATTGTAATACGTTTTCTGAATTATCTAATAAATCCATGAAAGTATCTAATAGTTTATTACCTGTACCACCTGTCCCAATATTTAGTACGTTCATTTCTTAACACATCCCCTTTAATTCTAATAATTCTTTCATTCCCTTTTCAGTAACAATATAACTTTTTGCATTTTTAACTGATAATCCGTTTTCAATCAATCCTTGGTTGAAAAAATTCAATAATGTATTAGTTACTTTTGTTATACTCATTCCTGTTTTATCCATAATTTCTTTTTTAGTAGTACCATTTGTTTTTATATTACCTTTGGTTTTATCATTTTCACTTAAAATACTTTGAAGTATTTTAAAATCGTTTTGCGTTATCATTATTGTGATTTCACCTCACTTTTAGATAAGTATAACAAATATATAATTATAAATCAATAGTAATTTTAAAAATATCGTATCTGTATAGTATTTTAATTTTGTAACTGTTTTAATATACTATATGTTTAATATACAAATAGTGTTACTATAGTTGTTAAATACTTTATAAATAGTGTAACTATAAAAGTATAGTAGTTTATATATACTATATGGATAGTGTATGATTAGTTTATAAATAGTGTGTAAGTAAATCTAAAGTATCTCATTTAGTAAGTAAAGTAAAGTGAAACTTAAAATATCAAAAACTTAACTAAATATAAATTATCATAAAAACAAATATAATAATAGTGATTACTTTTTATTACTTTATGGTATACTTATAATATAATTAGAATTCATAAAGGAGTGATTTAGATTTGGATAACTTTAATGATAATGACAAACATATTGTAGATACTGACTTTATAGAAGTTGACATAGAAGAGAAATTAGAAAATATGAATATAAATAAAGAACCGTTATATTACACAAGGGTTCAAACAGCTAAAATATTAGGAGAGAATGAAAGTACTATTTCATATTGGAGCAAGCAATTTCAACCATTATTAAATTTAAAAATTATTAATATGACTAGGAAATATACAAAAATAGACATAGAAAACTTAATGTTTATTCAAAAATTACTTAGACAGGATCATTTAACTATCCAACAAGCACTGGAGTACTGCTCAGAAAAAGGTTTTAATTCAGAATCAGGCTTAGTTGATAGTTCAAATCCATTAGCTGTTCAAACATTTATATCAGCTATGACGGTAGAGTTTGATAAAAAGGTATCAGAAATGCAGAATACTATTATTCAGCAACAACGAGAAATGATAGAAAATTTACAGAGTATAATCCTTCAAAATAATGAAGAACTCAAGCAAGAAATTTGTTTAACAGTAGATGAGGTGGTCACAGAAAAAATTAATGATTTTGAAAAGAATCTTATAGAAGATCAGTCACAACAAATCCAAAATAACTTTAATAACATGAGTAATAAAATCATTAATGAAAATACTAAAATGATGAATGAGTTCAAATGTATCAAATTAGAAGAAATTCAAAAACAAGAAGAACCAAAAGGATTCTTTAGCAAAATATTCAATTTTAAGAACTAATAACTCAACATAAACATTAAATATAATATTAATGTCGAATATGGTATTAATTTCTAACCATCAGACAGGTCGTAAGAATGGAGATAGGATTAAAAGAGTATTAGTTGTTGTCTTAAAATTTTAAGTCTCAGATTTGACGAGAAGGGCAATACAAGCGATATCTAATAAACAGGACTAATGTAGGACGAAAAATTCAATATTAACTCTTTACATTGCAATATTGTGATTAAAACTATTAATAATTATAGTTTCGTACTATATCCGTCCTTTTTATCTACCCCAAAAAGCCTTTTTACGTACACCTAGAGTAGCTTTCATGTACTATATCCGTCCTTTTTATAAATATAGAACCGTTGATATCACTTAATTAGAAGTGTATGGTAATATAGAATAATTAAAGTTGTTGTAAAGCAACAACAAATATATTTATTAATAGTGGCTTAAAAAGGATTGATTTAGTAGATAAAAAGGACTAATATAGGACGTGACAACAATAAAAGGGACTGATGTAGGACGAAAATATATTGAGGTGGGCTATTTATGGCATATGAACAAATATCAATGTTAATGGATAATACAAAACAATTAAATAACGTAAACTATACTTATAAATCATCGGCACTTATAGAAAGCTCTTATGAATTAACAATTACAGAACAAAGAATAATCGCATTAGGATGTAAAAAATTACAGCCAATATATATAGAAAACAGACTAACACCGAATGATTTACAAAAAGTTTTAGGAGCAATGAAATTCAGTTTGATTGAAATATCTGTGTCGGAATACAGAGAAGAATATGGAATTGTTGGTAATAAAGTATATGATTCAATACAAAATGCTACTGATGATTTATATGAAAAAGAAATAGTATATTTTGATGATAATGGTAAACTTTGCAAAAGACGATGGATGTCATCGGTTAATTTTGATAGAAAAAATGGCAACGTACAAATAACCTTTAATATAGATCTTATTTTAGATTTATTAGTTTTTAACGGTAAATTTGTTGCTTTGTTTTTTGATATGTCGCAAGATATAAAAAGTAAATATTCATTTCGTATGTATGAAATATTGAAAAATAGTGCTTATTTAGGAAAAATGAAAATTTCAGTCGAAGAATTTAAATTTAAGCTAAAGATAACGGATAAGTATACTGATTTTGCAGATTTAAATAAAAAGATAATAAAGCCCAATTTAGAAGTAATAAATTTATATAGTGATATATCTCTAGAATATAAAACAATTAGGTCTGGAAGGAATGTAAAGTGGTTATGTTTTAATATAACTAAAAAAAGAAATACTACTTTTTCAGTAGATAGCAAGTTTAAAGAAAAGATACCTTCGGCATTTAATGAAATTTCTACTGCATTAGAAAAATATAATTGTGAATTAACTTCTACTGACGCACAAACATTATTCGATACAGCTATTGAAGTGACTAAAGAGAAATATCCAGATACAAATCCTGTTAATTACATTTTAGAAAAAATCAACTATATGGATAGCTATATTACAAAAAAACCTATAGATAATATCATTGGATTCTTAAAAAACGCAATGGAAGAAGATTATGGATTAAAATCAATTGAAGTTCAACAAAAACAAACTAAATTCAATAATTTTGAAGGAAGAGAATATAATTTTGATAAACTTGAAGCTGGGTTATTAGGATATGAAGAAGTTGCAATAGAAGATGTAACTAAATAACCCTTACATTAAATTCATTTACTTAAACGCCAAAATACGCCTCAAATTTAAGACTTGTCCTATCAAAGGTAATAGTTGTTGTCTAAAATTAGAACGTCTTAGAGAGTCGAATAAGGGTAAATAAATCCTATATATAGATATATGAGAATGTAGTAGAAATTATTACATTCTTTTTTTATGTTTTGAATTAAATTGATAATTATATTATTTTAAAACAAATTAATGTATAAATGATTGACAAATAACTTCAACAGGTTTAATATGGTAATTGAGGAAGGAGGGGAAAATATGGACGAAAATCTATTCGCAAAGATACCAACAATTTTATTCTATGAAATAATTGAAGATGAAATAACAGAAAGAAACAAATGCGTAAAAGAGAATAGTATCTTAACTAATATAAGAGATAGTAAGGTTCTACTAATACTATATCAATTATATATAAGAACAAATTATACTAATGAATGTGATACATCTGTCAGCAAGCTAATAAATAAATGCAACTATTTCAGTAATACTAAAACCAAAGATGAATTTAAATCTATATTAAATAATCTGTGCAATTTAAAATATATTAATACAAGTGATGATATAAATAAATTAAAGCATAATGATTTAATAACATTTGGCACAAGTAAGTTAATTGATATGGATAGCTTTGTAATACTAGAACAAAAAGAATTAAATACAATAACTTCAAGTAGTACAAGTAATAAAGAAATATTAAATCTTTTAAAAGTATATTTATATCTCAAGTGCAAATGTAATAAAAGAAAAGATGGAGATAATATTCAAAAGGCTGGTGGAAGGGCACAAGTTGCTTATCCTAGCTATAATAACATAACTGAATATACATATACTAGTGAAAGCCATATAGTTGAATACATAACCAAACTTAAAGAGTTAGGGATGATAGAATATAGAAATCTAGGTAAAAAGTATCTTGAGAATGATCCTAATAAGAAAATAACTGATTGCACTAATTTATATGTTATAACAAATTTAGTGCAGGGAGAATATGTTGATTTAGAATTTAAAGAAGGATTAAAACAACAAAGAAATTTTTATGAGAAAGATGGATATATAATAATTAATGATAATAGCATAAATGATAAATCTATATATGGACGCAAAGGTTATTTAACTAAGAAACTAAATAATAATACTATAACAGAAAAAGAAATAAAAGAACTTGAATTGATAGATACTGATATAGAAGAATATAAAACAAAATACAAACCTAAAAAAGAAAAGAAGAGAGAATAGTCTGGGCGACTTCCAAGGCGAACAGGAGAGTCTTACTAATTCTTATTATATATTTATTAGTTCTTATTACACCTCCATTGTAGTCTTGTCATAAGACTGTTACATTAAGGGTAAGCTTGAACTAATAGTCTTGTAATGAGACTAGAATTGAATTCGGCTTGAGAAGTGTGATTAAATGGTGAATAAAACAAATTAATATATAAAGTGTTGACAAATTAATAGAATTATGGTAAGATAATACTTGTAAGGAGGAAATAAGAAATTTAGTAATTCAACACATTTAAATAAATTAATGTATAAAAAGGTGGTGAAAGATATGAGTAATGTAATAGAGTTTAAATCAAGAAGTAATGATATTATAGAAACGCACTTAATCAGGTTTTATCAATTAAAGGTTAAAAATTTCAGTGGAACTCTTGAAGATAATGAGATAATAGAGTTTGATAAAGAGTGTGAATGGTTAAAAATACATATAGGTTAGTAGTAAATAATAAAATAATACAAACAAAGGAGATTAAAAAGTGAAAATAGTTATTGATATAGATAGTTCAACCATAGATACTTGCAGGAGTATAATAAACTTACATAACAAACTGTATGATAATAAAATTGAATATCAGGAAGATTATTCGTGGAATTTCTACCCCATGATAAAAACTATAGAAGAATTAAAGGAATTATTCAAGTTATTTGACCACAAAGATTTTTATAAAAGTGATACATTGGTTGTTTTTGACAAAGCTATTCAAGTTATAAATGGATTATCTATGCAGAATAAAGTGATTTTTTGTAGTAAACACGATATAGCTAGAAGACCTATAACGAGTAAATGGATATATGAGATATTCCCAACTGCCAATTTAGAATTCACAGACACGTTTAATAAAAGTATAGTTGGAAAAGTTGATATAGTTATCGATGATAAACCTGAAGCACTTTTGAGTGTAGATGCTGATTATAAAATACTGTTTGGAACATATGACTGGAATAAAGACTACAATGGACTAAGAGCAAATAATTGGAAGGAAGTAGATAATATGATTAAAATAATAGAAAATACAACTAGAAATAACAAATTAAATGACAAAGTAATAAATAATAAAAGGATGGTAGGAGACAATGAAAGATAATTACGGTTGTACAAATGAGAAGTTTGCGAATGAATTTAGACAATACATAGATGGTTTTAACGATACATATGATAAGGACGAGCACTATAGCAATAATGATAGAATTACTGAAGCGTTTCTAATTGGGGCTGATATAAGTGATTATAATTTGAGTAGATGGGACAAAGGTAAGTTAGCAAGATATAGAAATGATATGGATAAAAGATAATACATATTACATAAATTAATACATAAAGGAGAGAATAAAATGAATAAATACATAGGTACATATAGAATATCATGTGAGTTTGATAGAAGAAATTTAGAACCAATAAAAGAAGATACATTTATAATTTGTGCTAGTAATGGACAAATATACAGAGTAAGTGATAATTTACTCGCTTATTATAAGCCAAAGCGAGGTAATTCAGAACAGTTTGCAACTAAACTAATAGATAAGGGAGTTAAAAGTGTTAATAATTGTTCTAGCGATGGAGATATGTTGATTTATTTTAGTGAAGATAGTTTAGACATAGTTGCTGAAGAAGTAGGTGCTAGTACAAATGGTGCAGATATAAAACCAAGCAGTATAAAAAACCTTAGAAAATTAGATTGGTTCAAAAAGAATAAACAATATTATATAGATAAAGGATATTATAAAGAAAAAGAAGAATTGACCGAAGAAGAGAAAGAAGTTTATAGACAACGATTTGTAAATAATATTAATAAGAGTGTGGAGTAGTTAAAATTGTTCGATAGAAAGTCGATTACAGGCTTAAGATGAGGTTTTAGAGTAAATAAGGTACAAGTTGTCTAGTTAAGAATCTAAATCGAAATAAGGCATTATTTTTGAGTTTCTTGTAATAAACTTTAGATGCCGATGAAGAGTTAAAAATATGGGTTGGTTTTAATTTTAAAATGTAAGGTGATAAGTTCTTCGTTAAATTGTGTAGAACGTCTTAGAAAGTGGGAAGTCGAGTTTTTGTCGAAGAATGTGGATAAGGTATGATAATAGTAAAAGCATTAAGCATTATTATAAAACAAATTAATGTATAAAATAAAACCCGATATAATGCGTGTTTTATTGGGATTTTGAAATGAGATGGATAATAAAAAAATAAAGGAGAGTAAAATAATGGATAATATAAATATTTGGTTTGCCAGAAATAAAGATGGTGATATAGTTACAATAGACAAAGTTAATGAGGATAATAGATATGAAGAATATAAGTGTCCAATATGTGAAAGTAAACTTATTTCAAAATTAGGTGATATTAATAAACATCATTTTGCACATAAAGATGCTAGTAAATGTGATAGTGAGGCTCAAGTCCATTTCTTTGTTAAGAACGAATTAATAAAACAAGGATATGTTTTTAAAGTTAAATTAGATGATGAAATTAAAGAATTTGTCTGTAAAGAAGTTTTAATAGAACAATCTTATGAAACTGAATTTGGTACGTATAGACCTGATATAACTATAATAACTAAAAATGATGAAACTATTTACTTTGAAATAGCCAACACTAATAAAAAGAAAATAGAAGAGTATTTGGATATTTGGGTGAAACTCAATAATATAGTTGTTGAAGTTGAAACGAAAGAATTGATAGATGGAAATATAACTAATGAATTTAAAGCTTTATTCTATGAGGGGAAATGCTTTAATATCAGCAAAGACGAAAATGAATATTACGAACTAATAGGAAAAGTTAAATTAAACAAATATAAATATCCAATAGAGCAAGTTAATAAACTAAGCTGGTTATGGAAAGATATTAATAGATATTTATTAGGAGAATTAGAAATATCTGAGTTAAGTGATTTGATACAAGCTATAGAAGATGAAGAATTAAGAGAAATAGTAGTTTCCATATTGAGAAAAAATAAATGTACAGGAATTATGGAAGATTATATTAATTATAATGTGAATAATTTAAAAAATATTGAAATAAGTGAAAATTGCAATATTTCAGTAGATATTCCAACAAAATATTGTGATAAAATTTATGGATATTATGATTTGAAATATCTACTAATCGACTATGATAAAACGTTCTACGATAGGGTTAAATTTTATTCTATAAATGAAATAAGTAAGAAAACATTAAAGAATATCGAAAGATATAAGAAATTTATAGCAGTAAGTAATATAATAAAGGAAAAATATATAGAAGACGAAATAAAAATAAGTTTCCATGAAGATTCAAATATATATCTATTTTATTATACAACATTTATATCTAATATAAAAATGGATGATGAAATAGATGATATTGTGACTAATATTAAGAATGAAATAAACAAAGTAGATAAAAAAAAGATTAAAGCACAATTTGAATTCAATACATTATTAAATATGTGTAAGAATGGTGAGATAAGTTTGGAAGCCCTTGCAGATAATATAAAAAATAACAAATATAAAGAATATGTTGAAACAACATTAAAAATTAATAAAAATATTTTAAATGATTATCTAGATTTTAATATAAAAAAACACACAGAAATTTTAAATAATATAAATAGTTCAATATCATTTAAAACAGAATTACCAAGATTAATTCATGATAGAATTTATGAATATTTTATTTTATCAGTGTATTGGGATGATTCTATTATTTTAAGTAATAAAATTATAAATTATGATACAAAAAATATATTATATGTATTAAACTATTTAAATGTATTTAATTACATTAAAGAAAAATATAATGAATATACTATTAAATATACTTCTTGTCGTGATAATTTTGAATTATATAAAGATTCCATAAAGATATTTGATTATAGTTTAAAGGAAGATATTAAAAATATATATAATAAAATAGATAAACAGATATATTCTAGGGATAATTACATTAAAGATATGCAAGTTTTATGTAATTATATAAATAATAACTACAAATGCATATGTGATGCAAATCTAAATGATTATAATACATTATTGTCATTTACTTATTATTTTACAAATGACGTATGTAGGAAATATAGTTTAGGAATAGGAAGATGTGTAGATTATAATTCAAATACAGAATATTATATAGATCATATAAACAGAATGATTAGAAATGACTATGATGAAATTGTATGTGAAGAAATAAATAAAATAGATTCTAATGTAAAAACCATACAATTAAATAATAGAGTATATTTAACATATGATACTGGATCGGTTATTACAGAAGATTATTTTGTATTTAATGAATATATTGAGGAAAATACCTTAAATACAATAATAAATTTTTATTATGAAAATATAAAAATTTCAGAAAAATATAATAATATATTTAAAGATTATTATATAACATGTAAAAATATTAAAAATAATTATTCTATTATATTACTAAATAATGGAATAGAAATTTATTACAAAGAAGATTCAGTTTTTAAATCAGCTTATTTTAATATAGATTCTATAGATAATATCATTAATAATAAAGAATTTAAATTAGCATTAATTGAAAATGTTGAAGATTTTGAAAATTATAATAAAATAAAAGAATTAGTAGATAATTTAAATCATAAATATATTAAAGTTAATAAACAGTGGAGATTTAAATTCAATGTAAGACGTAATACTATAGATATATATGAATCTATATCTAACTTTTTTAACTCTATACAAATTAATGAAATTAAATTTCAAGATATAGAAAAGAAAATAAGTGATAAGATAAGAAATTATGTTTATAAGATGGAGGAGTAATATGGATATTCAAAAAATATTTAGTAAAAGAGTGGCAATCCAATTACTCAATATGGGAAATATAATACTATACACAGAGCAGAATAAAAAGTTCCCAAAACTTAAAGTATTCTGTTTTGTGAATACTAATAAATTAAACAATGATTGGAATTTGCTAAAATAAATATACAAAATTCAAATTATAATTCAAAGGAGACAAAATATATGGCGATGAATAAACAAATTAAACTATATTCTATAAACTTAGGAATGGTTAAAACAGGAGATGAAAAGCAATTATATTCAATGAAGTATGTAAATGATGGCTCTATGTTCAGAATTAAGCAAAATTTATCAAATAGAATAAAGAATAAACTGGATACTACAGAGTGGACAAGCGAATGTAATACTATTTTTAAAAAGGAATTAAAAGAAAATATATTATATAAAATTATTAATCGAGAAAATAAAAAAATAACTAAAATGATACATAACACAATTAATGATTTTAATGAAGTTAGATACGTAGATAGTAAATATTTTAAAGAAACTAATGTAATTGCATTCTTTGATAATGTGCTTACAAGAACATTAAAATTAGAAAGTGAAGAACCTACTTTAGACTTTATAGTAATTGAAGTAGGAAATACTGATATGCTAATAGTAAAACAAGTAATAGAAAAAGGATTAATTATAATAAGTAGAGAAATGGAATATGATAAGGTAATTTCAGTTGATAATAAATATAAATTCTTTACTGCTGGAGCTGGGCAAACTCGTCAAAAGAAATTTATGATGATAAAGGAAGATGTTTGGAAAACTTACGAAGAAACATTAATGTGTGGATTGACTATAGAGCAAGTCAATAAAGTAGGGGGAATGAACATAAATAAGTTTAATGCATATTTAAGTTTGAATAATTCGGCTTCGGAAGTGGTAGAAAATTTTGATATAGATAAATGTATTGTAGTGGACGATTTTACAGAAATAATAAATGATACAGTTGATTATATTACAAGAGATGATGAAGTAGATAACGGGATAACAGAATATACTACAAAAGGAGGCAAGAAAGTCAAACGAAAAAATAAAAAAACTGATTGGAGTATAAAAAGAGAAAAGAAAGATATATCTTTTGATTTTATGGATGGAGCAGGAATTTGTTTAAGTAATGTATTCAATAAAAATACTCAAATAAGATTACCTTGGTTTAAGGGCTTGTTATGTCCCATAAATTATAAAAAATACATAGAAGAAAATAAGGATTGTTCTGTAAAGGTAAAAGACATATATGGAAAAGAGTATGATATTTTAGAAGATGATATTCAAGTTATATTTACAAAAAGTCAGTTCAAAATGTGGAAATTCTATAAAGATTGGAATGAATATAAAACATATTTCAAGAAATATGAATGCACATGTAATAAATGTATGGAAGATGAAGACAAATTAAAGAATATGAGAATAAATTATCAAATGCTTCAAACTCTTACAGAAATGAGTGATGAAGAAATAGAATATTTAACTAAAGATGTTAAATCGTTAGTTAATGAAGTACATAGTAGTAAAGATAAACAACTTGAATTTTTAGGAGCAACCCTTGAAACAAAATATAGGGATTATATGCAAGAAATAATAAGGTTGTACCCCGAGATACTAACAAGCAAGTACATAAAAAAACAACTAAGTGATACAATTACAAGCTTTAAGAAGGAAGCAAATAGTGGAAGAATCAAACTTCATGCAAAAAGAACTTTTATAATACCAGACTTAATACATTTTATGAGTGTATTATTTGGAAATGGACAAGACTATGCACTAGGTGAAAATGAAGTATTCTTCAATACATATAAAGATAGTAAAAGACTAGCATTATTACGTTCTCCTCATTTAAGCCGAGAATGGTGCTTAAGAAACAATATAAGTAATGAAAAAACAAAGTACTTTAAAACTAATGGAATATATGTGAGTGCTAAAGATTTGGCTTATTTGGTATTAATGTTCGATGTAGATGGAGATGAAGCCTTAGTTGTTGAGGATTGTGAGGAACAAAAATGGTTATTAGATTTGGCTGAAAAACAAATGAGTGAGTTAGTTCCTTTATATTACGAAATGGGTGGGGGAGAAGGAAAAGTTATAAATCCTATAAACATATTCAACTCTTTAAAATTTGTATATGAGAAGTCCAATATAGGTAAGGTTAGCAATACATTGACAAATATATTTTCAAAAGATGATTCTGAAAAAAATATGGATAACATAAAAAAGCTATGTGCATATAATAACTGGATAATTGATAGTGCAAAAAAATTAGAGCTTCCTAAACTGCCAAAAGATATAAAACAACTAATGAATAATAAATTATATCCATACTTTTTTCAATTTGCAAAGAACAAAAAAAGAAATGAGTGTAGAGATATAGGAAACGGAGTAATTGATAGAATTTGTAAGAGTATTAGCAATATAAAAAATACAGATTTTGATTATTCAAAAGGGTTTGGAAGATTTAATTTAAAGAAATTATTACATAATAACAAAATAGAAATAGATTATAATGTTATTGATTTTTATTTGAAGTTAGAAAATAGTACAAGAATACTTATTAATCAATATGCAACTAAATATAAGGAGGAAGATGCAGAATTTAATTATAAAGAATTAGCTTATAATCAAGCTAAAGAAGATACCTTAAAATATTCAAAAGAGATGAATATTGATTATTTAGATTTAATAGATATGATAATTAAATATGCATTTAATGAGGACGAAATGAAACTAGCTTTTATATTTAATGTATTTGGAGCAGTAATAATCAATAATCTAAATAACAATTTAGAATTATCATTAAATGATGAGACTGTTGAAATGTGTGATTGTTGTGGCAAAAGATTTGAAAAGAAGTCAAATAATGCAAAATATTGTTATAAGTGTGCTAAAGACATAGAAAAAGAACTAACAAAGGAAAGAGTAAGAAAATTTAGAAATAAAGAATAATCATGTAACGGAATAGAAAGTATACTCTAACACGCATGGTTATCACGTTTATAAGTGGTCAACATAAAAAATATATTTTATAAAAATGGGTTATAAGCTAGTGATACCAACGTTTGTAGCGTTTTGGTCAAATTCTGTAAATGGAAAAGAAAAGACTGAGAAGTCGTAAATTATCAGCACAATGTCTAAGTGTGCAAAGGAGTTGTATTGATATTAAAGTACAATCCAGTAGGGTAGATTATGCCTAGCATATTTGCCCTACATAAAAAATAAAACAAATTAAATAAAATAAAAAGATAGTATTGCTCAATTTTGAGTTTATTATACCAACGCCCTTAAGTGGGCGAAATACCTTTCATTAATTCATTTTTCATAACTCCCTTTATTAATATTTTAATCTCTCTCCTGACATTGGCAAGGTACAAACAGGTATTCTTGCCTTGTTGGAGAAAGAAATAAGTAGGAGTAATATGAGTTTGTAATAAATTAATGTATAAAGAAATACAGATTTAATAAGATTAATTCAACTTAATTGTTGTTTTAAATAAATTATAGGGTTGCGAACTGATTACGCAAGGAGGAATAGAAATGGATAATAAAACAATTGAACAAAATAGAGATTCTTTAATTGAATCACTGATAACCGAAGAAAATGAATTACTACAAAAGATCAAACATTCAAGAGATAATAAGGATTTTGGTACTTATAAGAATCTAATTAGAGCTTTAGCAGATGTAACTTCTTTGAAACAAAAGGAATTAGCTAATATACCTAGAGAAACTTGGATAGAAAAGAGTTCTCATTATTACGAGGGTAGAGAAATAGAAAAAGGCGATAATGAATATATTGCCACTTGGGAACAAAAAGGTGATGAAATAAGAAATCATAGAACATTTAAAGTAGAAAAAGAAGTACCTACTATAAAAATTGAGCTGAGTAATGATTATATTATAGAAGAAGATAGATTAACTATTCCTATGAAGATTGGGAAGTATAATTATGAAATTCATGCTAGAAAAATTGATAATAAGTGGGTTACTGAAAGCAAAAGTATATAAAATATAACTTTTAAATGACAAATTAATGTATAAACAAATAGTAAATATCCCTAATTAAAGGGTTATAAATAAATTAAATTAAAACAGAGAGAAAGAGGAGAAATATTATGTTATTAAATAAAGATAGAAAAGAAGAGTTGTTCGCACAAGGAGAATTTAAGTCAAAAGCTGAAAGATCAAGAGTCGCTAAAGCCAATGAAGAAGCTCGAGGTGCAGAATTAAATGCAGTTATAAAAGAATATACAGATTTCTTAAAAGTTGGTGAAAAATTAGTAATTGGTAATTTACATATAGAAAAGAAGCTAAAAGATGAAGAAGTAATTATTAAAGTTAAATATGTAGAACCAAAGGTTAAGTAATTAAATAAATTGGATATATCAAAAGAGATTTAATTGAGTTTTACTTATATTAAGTCTCTCTTTGACTATTATTCACTTTGTCAATAGACATAATATATAATAGAGGGAGACTTACTTATGAGCAAAAAGAATAAGGATAATGATATAATTTTAAGTTTTGTCGGTGGAAGTAGGGACGATATTTGTGGATCTGCTTTATTAATTAGCTATCCTATAGGAAATGACAAACATAAATGCGTTTGTCTAGAATGTGGCATGATACAAGGAGAATCAAAACCAGAGATAGAATATTCAATGAATAAAAAAATGGTTGAAAATATTCCAGTAGGAGGTATTTCGGGAGTGTTTTTAATGCACTCCCACGTCTGAGTAGACCATATTGGGAACACACCTATATTTGGACAAGATATATTCAAAGGTGAAATAATTACAACAGAAGAATGTTTAATGATATCTAAAGAATTATTAAAAGATAGTGTGTATTTACATGATTGTTTAATAAAAGGTTTAAAAGCAAAAGGGAAAAGACCTAAAAACTTATATACTGAATTAGATATGTATAAGATGTTAGAGAAGGTAAAAACAGTTGAAACACATCAAGTATATAAATTTGATGATTGGTTAAGTTATGAATTTTATAATTCTGGACATGTATTAGGTGGTACTCAATTGAAACTTACTTTTAGACTACCTAACAATAATATAAAATCCTTAGTTTACACAAGCGATTTGGGATCAGATTACAATTTAAAATATAAACCATTTGTAAAGAAAAGAGATATAATTCCTAAGGCTTCAATGTACGTTTTTGAGGCAACTTATTCAAACTCTGAAAAGTGCTTTGATAAAAATTTAGTAGAAAAAGAAAGAAATGAACTAAAAGAAACTTTAACTAAATATTTAAAAAGTGGACACCGAGTATTTTTTCCTTCCTTTTCTTTCGGGCGTACCCAAGAGTTACAATTTTTAATAAATTCGTTTTTTAAAGATGAAGAATGGTTTAATGAAATACCAGTAACAATTGATGGAAGATTAACTAATTCTATATGTGATACTTATAGCAAGATATTAAAATATGATGAATTTGAGGACTGGGAGAGAATAAAAAACTGGAAGAATTTTCGTTATAATAAAGAATATAAAGGTACTTTGGGAATATTATCTAAAAGAGAATGTGGAATTTACATAAGTTCTAGTGGATTTGTTCAACCTAAAACACGTAGTTGTGACTATGTTAAAAATTTTATGGGAGTTACAGGAGATCTAATTTGTTTCGTAGGATATTACGGAGCTGAAGGTTCAATTTCTCATGAATTAGTTACTAGACCAATAGGCACTCCTATTAAAATTGATGGAAGTACATTAATAAAAAGTTGTGATGTTCTTACTCAGAAAACATTTTCGAGCCACATTCAACAAGAAGAAATTTTTAGCTACTGGAGTCAAATAAACACAAATAAGATTCTAATACACCATTGTACTGAAGAAGGAAAAATTGAAATGAAAGAAAAGGGAACTGAATATCTACAAAGTAAAAATAAAACAACTAAAATTGTAGGAGTAAGTAAATTTGCTTCACAATTCATTTTATAAACAAATTAATGTAGAAATAAGGAGAGAAATAGAATGAAAAATTCAACTAAGCGTACATTATCAGGATTTAACTATCAGTCCTTAAATAATTTACAAAACCAACCAATTAAAATGTTAAATGAAAAGAAAAAGAATAACGAAAAGGTGGAGAAATAATTATGAAAGAAACTAAAAATGTAAGTTTTTCAAAAGCAGTAATAACTGAGGAAGATGGAGAATTTAAGATTACAGAAGTTGGAAAAGATGATTCTAAAACATACAATCTAACAAATCAAATTAGAAAATGGATTGGAGAAGACGGACTAACTGTAACAATTAAAAAGGATAATGATATACCATCTGAAGAATAAAATGTGAACAAAGGCATGTACTAGAAATAGACGTGACCTTTCATTAAAAGAACTGTTTTATAAGGAGTAAAAGAATAACGATCCTTTCCCTAGTGGGGGAATAATAATACCATGATTTGCTTGGCTATTGGGTAATACATAGTCTGTTATTCAAAGATTATAAAGAACGAGGTATAGATTCCCAACAAATATTGAAGTGAGTTAGAAACTCAGACAAAGAAGAATTTTGCCCAAGTGGGAATAAGGAAATCAATACTAAAAATTTACTAATAACATACTAAATACTACAAACAGTGAATTTTATTAGTTGGTAATATACTTACCTCATACTCAATACTTTAAGTTGAGAGAACGACAATGAAGTATTTGCCTTGTTACGGGTAAATATGGAGTCTTATTTAGAGTTTTAGGTAAACTTAGGTGTAACTAGAGATTTGATCTTGAAAAATAAAAACCTATGATACAAATACGCTTCACAATGTGCGACAAAAATACATTGTATTGATAGATGGAGGCATTCTAGCTGTACCATCGTGACTAATTGTTCATTCTAGAATGATTAGATATTGGGTTGGAATATATCCACACAAATAATGAATTGAGTTATGATGGCTCTAACAAAAAAGATGTATTCCCTTTTGTGATATATGGGAGGTTAAATAATAATATCACATTACACGGAGAGTTGGCAGAGTGTCCGAATGCACTGGTTTGCTAAATCAGCATACGTTTATTCGTATCGAGGGTTAGAATCCCTCACTCTCCTCCAAATAAAGCCTTCAACAGGATTAATGAATTACGATAGTTCTTTGTTAACTGGAAAAGCTTCCGATTATATGAAACTCGAAGTACAAGAGTTTTACCCTATGGGATTAGATGAATAGAACATTACGGATAGGGATTAAATATTGTTCCAGATAAGTTTATTGTATAATATACCAATTTATATTATAAACTTAAATGTGCAATATGTAAATAGTAAAATGAATAGGAAATAAATTAAATATATGATAAAACTCATTGCATGTGATGTTATGAGCTTTTAATGTATTTAAAATTAATTAAAAATTAAAGAGTAAAGGGAAGATATGAGATGTTAAAAGAAGATGGAAGAATGAGTAATAAAGATAAAAAGAAACAACACAAAAAGTATAAAGATGTTAAATGTAAGAATTGCAAAAGTAATATAGATATTGATGAAAAAGTGTCTTTGCAGGATTTTGAAAAGATAGGCACAAATGAAGAATATATTTTTTATTGCAATAAATGTGGAGAAAGTACAGATATTATAAAGCTTTAGAAAACAAATTATGAAAGTAAAATAATAATGAGGGAGAATTATTATGGAAGATGAAAGATATTTAAAATCGGAAATCGAGTCAAGAGAAAAATATATACATAGAATGTATTCTAACAAAACACAATTTAATATGATTAATAGAGAAATTGCAGAAGTAATTAATCAAGAACTTGGAACTGACTTCCAAGAGAGTTATTTCCGTGGTATATATAAAATTTATGAAATTGCGTGTGCTGAATGTTTGGAATCTTTAAAAGGTGATAAAGCAGTAAAAAATAAAATAGACGAAGTCACTGAATTGATTGGTGAGTTAGATGTTAAAAAGCAATTAATTCGTAATGATACTAATAAACTTAACAGAATAAAGAAAGACTTTATAAAGAATATTGAAATTGCAAATTACATAAATGAGTATATTGATAGAGAATGTGAAAACTTTCTACCTTTATCTTATAAAAGAATTGAAGATGAATCAGAAAAAACACTAATTTGTTGCATTTCAGATTGGCATATAGGATACATTATTAAGGATTATAGAGGAAATAGTTATAATTATGAAATAGCTAAAAAGAGATTATCTAGATTCTTATCTGAAATAGAAAAAGAAATACATAAAAATGATATATCTAAAGTTATAGTAGTGCAAGCTGGAGATTTAACTGAAGGAATTTATATGCGTGGACAAGATCAATCATATAGTTGTGAATTTAATAGTAATGAACAGATTGTTATGGCTGAGGAATTGCTATATGGATTTATTACAAGTATATCAGAAATGAAGGTAAATGTAGACTTATATTCAGTAGGTGGAAACCATCAGCGTGGAAACCAAGCTTATAAAGATGGAAATATTGAAGGAGATAACAACAATTATACCATAGTTAAGAATTTAAAGAAGTGGTTTACTTTAGCTAAGAATGATAGAGTCAACGTTTGTGATATTGATTTTAAAGAAGATTGTGGAGAGTTTGACTTAGGTTTTGGAGTTATAAAAGTTAAACATGGTGATAAAAGTCCTAAAGAAGATAAGAAATTCTATGACACAGAAACAAGTATGAATAATATAAAGTATGCTATGTTAATAAGAGGACATTATCATAATTTTGGTGTAAGTTCACAAAATAATGGTGGGTACGTAACAACTATAGGTTCATTATTTGGTATGAATCCATATAGTGTGGACAAACTTCAATGTACAACACATGCAAGTCAAACTCTAATTTTAGTTAACTATGATGGAGTTGAATATATAAGAGATATAAATTTACAAATCAATTAAAATAAAATAAAGGATTAATGGTGAAAAGTTATGGGAGAAGTATATCAACAACGGAATTTATTGCTAGAAGAAATCAAATTAGTAGATTACAAAGATAATAATACACTATATATTGATGATGAAATTACAACTGAATTTATAATAATGTTATCAAGACAATTAAAGAAACTTGCCACTAAACAACTATCATTGAGCAAGGAAGATAGAACACCAATAAAATTAATCATAGCTTCTCCAGGAGGAAGTTTAGTTGATGGAATGCATTTTTGTGACCTAATGGAATATTACATTAATAAAGGGATAGAAATTCATACATATTGTACAAGCTATGCTTATTCAATGGCATTCAAAATATTTATATGTGGATCTAAAAGATTTGTATATAAGAGAAGTGATTTAATGTGACACCAATGGAATAGATTTAGATACGGTACTGAGACATATCAAGATACTGTAAATGATAGAGAGCAATGCGATAGATGGTACAAGTTAATAGTTGATTTAATAACTGAGAAAACAGGTATAACTAAAGAACAATTTGATAGCTATACAAAGAGTAATAAAGACTTTTATATGGATGGTGCTACTGCTTTAAAATTAAATGTTGCTGATGAAATAATTATATAAAGGATATAGGTGAGAATTATGTGTAAAGAAGAGTTAAATAAAGTTGAAGAAATAGAACCAAATCAGCCTATGGAAGAACAAGAATATTATAGTAAAGATGAAGTTTTAGATATTATAGAAGAAATAACACCTAGGATTGAAATCAATACTGATGAGTTAAATGGATTTGAATTAGACGAAGATATATTTAAAAAAGGTTTGAAAGATATTAGTTTTGCTTGTGGGCAATTTATCGGATTAGTATCTGTAGGAGTAAATAATGCTGATGCTTTTCAATATATTCTTAATGAAAGTACAGGTAGAATGAATTTAGAAGCCACAAAAATTAAACAAGATATTCAAGATGATAGTCAAGTATAAAATAAATTAAATATTATAAGTGAGGGAGATAATAAAAAATGCAAGAATTAATTAAAGAAATGATACTAAATTCAGAAGAATCAGGTACAGTATTTATTGGTGATGGCATAGAAATTGGTGAAACAGTTTTAGAATTAATGGAAGATGGAGTTCAATTCTGTGAAGCTGATTTTGATTATGTTGAAAATCTAATAGAAGAAAATGATATATTAGCAATTGCTAAAAACATTTATGAAGATGGAGAAATAGAATATTTTATAGAAAAAGTCTTCAGTAAAGATGGAGAAACATTAGAAGATGATAGTGATATTGTTTTTATAGACTCCGATTTAGCTGATTGCATTGATATAAAGAAGTTTTCTGGAATGGTAATGTTAGTTGAATGTACATATGAAAATGATTCAGAAGAAGAATGTAATTATGACTGCGATAATTGTGAATATAGTGACGACGAAGATTACGAAAAAGAAATTGAAGAAGAAGATACAACAGAGATTTTATTTGAAGAACTTTTATCAAGCATTGACGAACTGGATTTAGACAAATACTTAGTTGGAAATATCTATAATTTAATTAAAGATACAATTTCTGATGCTATTGAGATGGGCTACGAAGAAGGATTCGATGATTGTTTAAAGGACGTTAGAGAAAGTATTGATCATATTTAAGTTAATAAATTAATATAAAAAGCAGTTAAAAGTAAAATTTTATGTCCTTATTAGGATTAGGTTGAAATATATCTAGTCCTTTTTATATGTAATTTTAGTTATGCTTATCAAGATGGATAGGTAAATAAAGATTATATAAGAAGGAGTTTGATAAAAATGAGTGAGATGAGAGTTTATCAAGACAAAATGTTAAATAGTAAAAAGGAAATTGTAGTATGTAATTGGGAACGAGGAGAAGGAAAAACTTATTCTGTGTTTAGGAAGATCATAGAGAATAAGAACGGGAAGTATTTATATATTTCACCATTTTCAAGTAGAATACTACAAGATTATTTTAAAGAATACACATATAAAGAAAGTAATTCTATAAAATTATATAAATCATCTAGAGAAAGGGATTCTATAGAATTTAATGATGGTAACAAATTAGAAGTGTTTTATATTAATCCTAATACTCAATTTAAAGCGTGTAGAAATATTGAAATTGCTTTCTTTGACGAATGTTATTTAAATAAAGAATATATTGATAGTATATTAAAACCTATGGACGTTAAACAAATATATTGCATGATTACTAATGATAATATTGAATATATAGATAGTAGACAGTCTAAAATTACTCGTAGTAGTTTTTGTGATACTCAAATAGAAGAATTAATGATTGAATACGCTGAAACACCTAAGAATAAAAATACAACGTTATCAAGGGAAAATATATTAAAGCAAATTAAAGTATTACAAGATATGAAGCAAGGTAATTAATAGATTATTATACTCTACGGGGTTGTCATGCTAAAGCATGATTTGTTGTGGCGTAATCAAAGATTACTTACAACATATAATTAATTTAATATGGTTTTAAGGTGTCTAGATGAGTTGTTGTCTAGATGAGTTGTTGTCTAGTCTATTTTTAACGTATAATGCTTATTGTTTTTATGATATTTGCCTATTAGGTGGATAGCTAGAAATAATAAATTAATGTAATAAAGTATTGTAAATTAGTATTCTATATGGTAAAATTATCTTGTAGAATACCTAAAATAAATTATATAGGAGGAATTTGAATATGGAAAAAGTTAATTACAAATATAGTCAATCTGAAATGGTAGCTTACTTACTTCTTAATGGTTATACATATAATAATATTGAGGTGAAAGAAAATAAAAGATATAAAAGTGATTACAAAGTATTTTTTTATATTGAAGGCTATAAAGAAGATTTGATTAAATTGGAACAAGATTTTAAAAATAAAACTAATATATGTCTACAAGATTATATCAACAAATTATTACAGATAAAAAGGGTAATAGCTGACGCTATTAGAACTCAAAATAATATGAAGAACAAAGAAGAGTAAGTTTGTAAAGTGCTGATACAACTAATGTTAAATAAATTAAATATGAGTATTAAGTATGAAAGACTGAACTACATGCAGTATTAACTGTTGTGATATTCAGTCTTTTGTTGTGCGTAAAAATAAATTTAAGGAGGCATTATGAAGATGCAAAACAATAATATAGGTGAATTAATAAGATATTTTATAATTGAAGAAGATAGTAAATTTTTAGAAATACAAGGTGGTAGTTTTATTCAGTCTGAAACTGGTGAATTTATAACAAAATCAGAGCATGACAAAATAATACAAACTAAATTAGAAAAGTATAAAACAGAAATGTTTGCTACTGCTAATTATGTGTCTAATACTGAATTTGGCATAGAGAATGAACAAAGTTTAACTAAGAAGAAAGTTAAAAGGAAAAAGAGTGGTAAAGCAAGGGAGAATTTTGATAACGGTGAGTTCAATATAGTTTATAGGAATAAAATTGAGGGAGTGATGAATATGAAATTAAATACAAATGAAAAGCTAGTATTTTATATAATGAGAGATTTCATTCAGTATCCTACTAATTGTATTGTAATTAATGATCATATTCCTACTATTAAAGAACTAGAACCAATTATAGGATTAACTGAAAGAAGTATAATTACTGCTTTAAAATCTTTGGAAGATAAAAATATGTTAAAAAGAGTTCAATATGGTCATAAAAAAGCTATTTACATAAATCCAGAATATTATGCTTCAGGGAAAGAACTAGATTTAGATAGTTTGAAGTTATTTGGTTTAGTAAAAATTGATGATGAAAAAGTTAAAAGTTATTTATAGAAATAAATTATAAAATAATGAGCTATGTGATATTAGCAATTTAGGAGGAATTTGATTATGGAAATAAGAAAATGTAAAAAATGTGGACAAGAAAAAGAATTAAACGAGGAAAATTTTTATAAAAACAAAAATGGAAGTTTTGAAAATACATGTAAAGCTTGTAGGAATAAAGCAAAAACAGAACAAGAAATTAAATATAGAGAAAAGTTCTATGCTAAAGATGGATATAAAGTTTGCAAATGTTGTAATATTAAAAAAGAGGTATCAGAATTTGGATTATATGCTAAAGCTAAAGATGGATATTTGTCTAAGTGTTTAAATTGTTCTAATGAGAAAGATACATGGAGTCAAAGGGATAAAGATATTATTATAGCTAATTATAATAAATTAATAATCAAAGAGATAATTCCATTGCTTAGCGTTAATCGTACTGAAAAATCTGTATTACATATGAGTAAAAAACTAGGATTATATAAAATAAATAATGTAGTAGAAGATTATGACAAAATAAAATATAAAGACATTAAAGGCAAAAGATACAAATTATGCAAGTGCTGTAATGAATATTTACCATTAGAATTTTTATATTTTCCAAAAGATAATACTTGTAGTGATGGTTTTAGAAACGTATGCAAAAAATGTAAAGGTGAGAACTATGCAATATCTGATTCATACATATGGAAAGATGAAGAAGTAATAATTATTCAAAATAATTATTCAGATATGACCAATAATGAAATGAAGAATGAATTTTTCCCACATTTAACAATTAATCAAATTATGGATAAAGCTCATAGTTTAAATTTACATAAAAGTGATGAAAGTAAATTAAGAGCAACAAATGACGCACAAACTGAGGAATGGAGAAATAAAATAAGTGAGACTCGACTTAAAAATGGAAAATCAAAAGGCGAAAATAATCCAATGTTTGGTTCTGCAAGATTTGGTAGTTTAAATCCTAATTATAAAGGTGGAATTAGTAATATAGAAAATGAATTAAGAAGAAATATTAACCAATGGAAATTAGATAGTATGAAAGAATGCAATTTCAAATGTATTATTACAGGGGAAAGGTTTGATCATATTCATCACTTATATAGTTTTGATAATATAGTTAGAGATACTTTAGAAGAATTAAAATTACCTATATATGAAACTATAAGTAATTATACAGATATGGAAATAAAACAAATTATATGTAAATGTACAGAAATTCATTACAGGTATCCATTAGGGAAATGTATGAAAGAAGAATATCATAAAATATTTCATCAAAATTATGGATATGGAAGAAATACACATAGTCAGTTTGATGAGTTCTTAATTAGATTTTTTGAAGGAGCATTTGACGAACAGTTAGAAGAACAATATAGAAGTAATAAAATATTAAAAAAATTAGAAGTTGCTAATTAATTTTGGTGACTTTTTATTATGTAAAAAATTAAGTAGGTGAAAATATAATGGCAGATTTTAAGACAAAAGATTTAGATGAGCAGATGAAAGGGAAAACTAGATGTACTAAGTGTGGAACAATACTTAGTAATACAAATAATTTTTACACATCGAGTTCAAAATTACATACTTATACTGGAAGAGTATCTTTATGTAAAGATTGTTTAACTAATTTTTATGTATCACTTTTAGAAGAAACTAATGATATAAAAATATCAATATATAAAATATGTGAGTTATTGGATTTTGTATATCTCGAAGGAATATACAATAGTTCATTAACAGAAGCAGGATGGAATAAAGATTTCACTATAGTACAAAATGGATTAGAAGTATGGAAAAAATACATAAAAACAATAAATTCTCTTAAAAATTATAAAGGTTATGCTTTTGAACATGGAGATAAAATTGATTTAGGAATGAGTATTGTTGAGGATGATACTACCAAAGAAAAAGAAAATAGCTTAATTATATCTAAGCCTAAAGAGTTTACTGACGAAGAAATTGAACAACGAGTAAGAGATAAACAAAATAAAGAAGATATTATTAGAATAATCGGATATGATCCTTTTCAGAATGAAATAGAAGAAGATAAATCAAAAATGTATGCCAAGTTGATAAATATGCTAGATGAAGATAGTCAAAATGATGAGCTTAAAAATAGTGCAATAATAAGTATTATAAAAGGTCAAAATCAAGAAAATAAAATAAATGATGTTATAACAAATTTAAGTTCTGATATAAAAAGTATAAAAGACAATATTGGAACTATTAAAAGCTTAACCGACACTAAAGAAAAACTAAATAAAAGTTTATTGGCTTTAGCGAAAGACAATAAGATTAGTGATTTATATAGTGGTCATAAAACAATCGGTGCAAATACATTAACGGGCATGGTTAAAAAGTTAAAAGAAATAGATTTAAAAGAAGCACAAGTTAATTTATTTGATATTCAGACTTCTAATGGTATGTTACAAACAGCAAGATTATCCGCAAAAGCAATTGTAGAAAATCTTAATTTTGGCGATGATGATTTAATAGATATGGTAAAATTCCAAAACGAAAAAATAAATTTTTATGAACAAGAATACAGTAAATTAAGAGAAGAAAATAGAAAATTAAAGGCGATTTGCTCTTTCAATGATGTAGATTATAAACAAGATGTTTTAGAAACAGATTATTATGATGTTTTGGACTACGGAGACATAAAGGATGGACAAGACTCTATTCAAAAGCAGAATTATAAAGAAGACCAAATAAGTTTTAATAATATGGTTGAGGAAATAGTACCTATTGACACTATGGAGCATATTGATAAGGTTATTAAAAATAAAAAAGAAATTGAAAAACAAAAAATATTGAATAGTGTTATAAGTGAATAAGCGAAGCTTCAAAATTAGTGGGTATTAGTAGAGATAAATTAAGATTGTTATTAAATGATAATAATAATAATAATAGTGAATAGGCATTTAAATAAAAAAATATGTTTCAATAACTGAAGGCATGGTAACATGTCTTTTGTTGCGTTTAAGCAAACTTTATTGATATAAGAAGGAGGTGAATTAAATTCATTATGGGTATCACAATTATAAATAAAGGTAATTTGACTCAAAAAAAGTTAGAAGGTTATTTAAAATACAATGAAATACTTGTATGGGGAAGAAGAAATCCTGTAAAGTTCGCAGAATTAGTGTTGGGACTTGAACTTATGGATTATCAAAAATATACATTTCAAGAATCATGGAGCAAACAATTTGCATTATGGTTGATGTCTCGTAATGGAGGCTGAGTAAATCAACTTTAAGTTCTCCATTTATAATGACAAAAATGATGTTATTTCCAAACTTTCAAAGCTTTATACTTTCATTAACCGCAAGTCAAAGCCAAGATACCTTTCTTTGACAACTTAAAATGGAGTCAATAGCAAAAAAACAAATAGAATCTTTTTGTGGATTAACAGATATATTTTTAGGAGAAGTTTCTGCAAGTGCTAACCATGATGGATTTGTTCACTCTCCTCAAGGATTTAGATGTAAGCTATTTAACAACAGTCAAGTTACTACTGTTTCTGGGGAAGAAGATAATATTAGAGGGAAAAGATCAAATTTAAATTTGTATGATGAAAGTGGTTTCATAAGTGAAAACTATATTTCAGTTACAAAATCATTTTGTACACAGGATTCGTCGTTTAAGTTAGGTGGTGGTATAAACACCGAAACTATACCGATGAATATTCCTAATCAATTATTGTTTTGTTCATCTGCTAGTAGTACGGATTCTGCATTTTATACATTATATAAAGAGTGGGCAAAGTTAATGTTTGCAGGAAGTAAAGACCATTTTGTAGCTGACTTAAATTGTGAGGTTATAATAGGAGCTACATTAAAAGGTAAAAAATTAAATATACCATTGTTATCACAATCTAAAGTTGATGATGAAATAAGGTCAAACTCAGAGAAAGCAAATCGAGAATATTTTAATCGTTTTGATGCTGATGGTGGAAATAAACAACCTATAAAACGTGCAGTAATTATGAAAAATTCATCAGTTAGAAAACCATTATTAATTAATGAAGGAAATATAAAAAGACACATTGCAATTTCATATGATCCAGCACATGATTATGATAATTCAGCGACATCAGTAGGAGAATATATATATGATGAACAAGTTGGATGGAAATTAATAATTCAAAACTGTGTAAGTCTTGTGGATTTAGGGAAAAAGAAAAAAACTCCAATGAGAACGCCAGAACAAATTAAAGAGATAAAACAAATGCTAATAAATTATAACGGAAAAGGCAAGGCTGATTATGAGAATATAGATTGTTTACTAGTTGATGCTGGTTCAGGAGGTGGTGGTCCGATAATCGCAGATTATTTTATGGACGACTGGGAAGATGAACAAGGAAATAAACATAGGGGATTAATTGATAAAGAAGCCTGTGCTGAACATGTAAATTCTTATCCGAATGCAGTAGGAAAATTAAAATTAGTATCACCTAAAAAATATAAAACAGAAATGTATGATGATTTTGTAGAATTATTAAATTTAGGACTAATTGAATTTACAGATAATTATGATATGAAAGGGTACTTAAGTCTACCACAGGAAGGAAAAGAGATTGAAGAAATTGATGAGGATACGAATGAAAAGAAAAAGGTAAAATCAATAGATTATAAACAATACAATCTATCTTGGGACGAAGAATTGGCATTAAAGCAAATTGATAACGCAAAAGAAGAATTAATTGCAATAAGAAGACAAGGTGATGATATAAATTATAAATATGAACTGCCTCCTGATAAAAAGAGTAAAATGCATGATGATAGAGCTTACACAATGGTAATGTTAGCTTGGCATTTAAAAAACCTTAGACGTGACGGAATAGTTAATAAGCAAGCACCACAAGTTGATTGGTCAACAGCACCAACATTTGTTTCATCAGTAAATTTCAATTCTATATAATTAAAGCAAGAAAGGAGGAATCCGATTGACAAAAAAACAATCTACAGAAATCCCAATCCCTCAACTACAAAAGATAGATTTAACTATACCAGTTCTATCAGAAGGCGAAACAAAACAAGTGTCTAATATCGGTGGGAATTACATCTTATCAGATATAGAAACATCTACTACTAAAGATTATTTTGATCCAAACTACATACAACAAGCTACATATGATGCACAAAGATTAAGTAATATTTATAGTACTGTATTAGATAAAAATACATCATCTTATGTTACAACTATGGACGAATTATCCTCATTAGCACAGAACACTCAAACTAGTATAGATAAAATAAAGAAAATAAACGGAATAGTTAAATATTACATAAACAAAGAAGATTTAATTGGTAGAGTGGTTGAAACTATAGAAAATAATATAAACATAAATTACAAAATTGATTATCCATCTCCTAGCAGTAAAAAAGGTACTAAACTAAAAAAAGAACAAAAAATGGAAGACGAATTAAAAGTAGTAATAGAAAAGTTTAATAAACAAATTAATATACCTAAGTTAATAGCCGATAATGCAGTTATTACATATACAGAAGGTAATTTTATATTCTATTTAATGGGTGATAGTGAAAATGGTTATTCTATAGTAAATTATCCAATGGATATTACTGAAATCACACCAATGAGAATTGATGACGACCCAGTAGTGTCTTTTAATGTTACTGAATTATCATCAAGGTTACAAGAGAGTAGAACAAAATATGGAAGATTAAAAACAAATAAACTTATTGATATTGAAAAAACAATAGAAGACGAAGTTAAAAAATGTTATCCTACTGAAATATATGACGCTTATAAAGGGAAAGACCAATATGCTTTATTAAATCCACAAAAAATAGGATTAAATAGGATAAATAATTTAAAAGGGCTATATGGATTAACACCTATATTTAAAGCACTACAACCTCAATTAATGTTGGAAACGGTTGATAAAAGTGACCAAAAAGTATTAATTCAAAAGACTAAAAAGATTTATTTGCAATTAACTGAAAAAGAATTAATGGAAAAGCCAAATGCCATTAATATGATAGGTCATGCACATGTGAGTTTACTTGAAGCTATGTCAAAAGATACTATTATATATACTGCTGACCCACAAGTACAAGATTTAAAATTGATTGAACCTAAAACTGAGTTGACTGATGAAAAAACTAAATCAGGTTATAAGTTAAGAATATTAGAAGCATTAGGAATATCATTTATTAGTTCAGAAGGTTCTAAATCTATAACAACTACTAAAATAAACTATGACGAACTATTAAAAATGGTTAATAGAATAACTAAGAGTTTAGAACCAATCCTTAATAAATACTATCAGTTGGTATGTGAAGAAAATGGTTTTCCTTTGGAATATTCACCTACTATAACTATTGAATCTACTAAGTTGCTGGATTTAGAAACATTATTAAGGTTAGTAGAAACTATGTACTCAAAAATTGGATTAAGCTACGATACTATTTTGACAATGCTAGGATTAAATCCTGAAATTGAAATTAATAAACGTGTAAAAGAAAATAAAGTAACAATAGATGGCGTAGAAATGACTACTGATGATATTATGAGTCCTCATATAACATCTTTCACAACATCGGGAAAAGACGGAGACACGGTAACACATAATAATCTAGATTCTAATACCAATAAGAATAATAGTAAAAAAAATGAAAATATAGATAAGCAAGAATCAGATCAATCACGAAAAGAAGCATTAAAAGTATGATTTGAAAGGTGGTGATATAGATTGGACGAAGATAAAATAATTTTATATAGTAATAACAAAATAGAAATATCAGAATCTCAAGATGATTCATATATGAATGTAAAATTCATTATATGTAATTTTGATCCCAATAGAAATAATGTAATGTTAAATAGAGATACTATAGAAAATTGGTTAAATACTTTAGTAATGAAGCCACTAGTTGGATTAATAAAACCAAATAAGGATGATGAGTTGGATTTTACTTCACATCAAGCAAAAAAAGTTTATGAGTTAATTAATGGACAACTTCAAGAAAAATTAAAGTTTGGAACTGATGCCTTTGGAGTATTTGATACTGTTCAAATTGAAACTATTGATGAGGTAGAATATATTACAGCTAATTGTAGAGTTTGGCGTAGGTTTGAAAATTGTTGCAAAATAATACAAGATAGATTTGATAGTGATGAACCATTAAATACATCTTGGGAAATATCAATTGTAAATAGTAATATAAATGCAATAGGTGGAAAACAAGTTAAAGTTATTAACGATGGTATTTTTATAGGACATGCGTTGCTTTCTAAATATACAAGTCCTGCATATGATTGTAGTGGTATGTTAGAAGTTGCCGAAGAAACACAACAAGAAGACGAATTTGCAGAAGCATTTATAAACGATTTAAGTGAAATCAATAGTTTTGAACAAATATCAGAGAACCAAGAAAACATAGAAACAAGCATTCAGTCTGATGAAAAATCAGTTGAAAATAAATTAAACGAAAACATAGAAGAAAAAGGAGGAATTGTCGATATGGCAGAAAATAAAAACAAAACAGAAGTGTCATCTATAACAACAAATGATTTATATGATAAATTAAGAGTTGCTATTAATTCAATAGACACAAACAAATGGATTTGCATATCAAGAGTATATCCGTATGAATTTAGAGCAGTAGGGTATGATTGGAATGCAGAGAGCGAAGATGACTTTATAGAATATGCTTACACTGTTAATTCAGATGAAAGTATATCTATTACAAGCCAAACACCAGTTAAAATGACTTTTGTTCCATCAGTTCAAATTGATGAACAAATTCAAGAAATTCAAGCACAATTAAATGGTGTTAATGATGAATTATCAACTAAGAACGAGGAACTTTCTACAAAAATAGATGAAATTGTGAAACTTGGTGAGACAATTACAAGTCAACAAGAAACTATTGCAGAAAAAGAAAAGGCTATAGCTGAATTAGAACCACTTAGAATTGAAAAGGCTGAAGCTGATGCAAAGAAATTAGAAGCCGAAATTGCAGAAAAAAAAGAAAACTTAAAGAAAATGGCTTTATCTAGTAAATATTTTACAGAAGAAGATATTGAGAATTCAGAAGCAATTAAAGAAGCAATTTCAAATTTAGACGAAAAACAAATTAAATGTCTAATAGCTGAAAGAGTTGTTGAACAAGCTTCAAAAGTAGAAATAACTACTAAAGAAGAAAAAGCAGAAGTTGAAACAAGTGAAAAAGAAGTAGAAGTTTCTACTGATTTAAACGCAAATACAAACTATAAGTATGAAAATTCAAGTTCTGCATTATTAAATTATGCTAGAAGAAATATTAAAAGATAATTAATTTAAATTAATTAAATAATAAATTAAAATAATAAAAGAAAGAAGGAATATTAATATGTATAGAAGATTACAAGTAAACTCAGGAAAAGTATTTAATGCTCAAAACACAGTAAAGGTTGATATGAAAAGGGGGACATTCGTAAACGAGAGTTATGATGCCACTAATAAAATCACAACATTGATAAAAGCAGTTGCAGACGCAAATGTTGTAGGAATTTTAACAAGAGATGTAGTTGTTGATGTAGATGTAGCAATGGGTATGCCAGTTTCAGATTATTCTACTTCTCAAGATCTTGTTTTAACAGGTGCATACGCTGGAGTTGAAACAATTCAAAAAGGAGAAAGATATGCAACAGAATTATTTGCTTCTGCATTAGTTGATGCTGATGTGGTTGAAGGTTCTTTATTAACTGTTGTAAATGGAGAATTAGCAAAAGGAACTACTGGTTCTGCTTTTTATAGCCTTGGTTGGATTTATGACAATGGACACAAATTATTAGGATTTAGATTAGTTTAATAAAAAAATAATAAAAGAAAGAAGGAATATTAATTATGATAAACAGAAACATAGAATTAAGCGAAGAAGAAGTAGTAAAAAGATTTAAAAGTGGAGAAGCATATCAATGGGCTAAAAATGTATATTCTAAAAATGTATTAAGAGAAAAGGATATAGTATTATCAGAAGACGAAGAAGCATTTTCACAAGTAGTTAATACAATGGTAAATGATGCTTGGAAATATGGTAAAACAGAAGCTAGAGAAAGTATTGCACAAATAGTTGTAGATATAATTGAACCAATTATATTTGAAGTACCAAATGAAGTATTAACTCAATTCTTAACAGATAAGGGTTCTTATGGCGAATTTGATATGGTTAGAATTAGAAAATCACCAAAGAATACATTAGTTGCAAGACAAGTTGCTAACAGAACAGGTAACGTAGATAAATCTTACCTAGATGTAGCAGAAGGAAACACAATGGAAACAGTTTTACAAATCGAAACTGAAATCCCAATGTCTAATTTAAGAAGAGACGGTGCAGTTGGAGTAGCAACTTTAGCTATGTATGCTATTGAAGAATTTGACAAACAAAAATTTAAAGCAATATTAAGCTATGTAGATAAATTAATCACTGGTGGAACTCAAGTATTTGGTGTTACTGGTGCATGGACTGCTGGTGCTACTCAAAGCTTAACTGATTATACATATGATAATGCAGTTACAGGTAAAGAACCATTAATTGTTGGATTATCTAACAGAATAAGAGAAATGTGCAGAGCCATCGGTGCTGATTTCTATTCTGAAACAATGAAAGGAACATTAAATGATTTATCATTACTACAAGTATTAAATGGTTGTAAGTTAGTTCCAGTATTAAAAGGTAAGAAAACAGGAGACGATCAAACATTATTACCAGAAAATAGAGTATTTGGTTTTTCAGGAACAATTGGAGAAATGTATACAAAAGGACAAATGTTTACTAGAACTACTGAAGAAAACAATGGTGAAAAGATTTCATTCAAATTCTCTGGAGTTGAATTTGGAATTTGTGTAACTGATACTCAATACATTTCAAAAATAACTATTTCTTAGTTATAACATTAGGGTGTGTATTAATTTACATGCCCTTTCTTAATAAAATAAATAATATAAAATTCAAGGAGAGATAATTATGGAAATGATAAAAGAAATAGACTATGTGGATGTATACCACGATTATGATTATAAAACATTTATAGCAAGTGAAAATCCTTTAGACGCAGGATATGAATTACCTCCTAAGATTGATGGAGAACCATATTATGTATCTGTACTATGGAAAGATATTATGAAAGCTAATATGAAATCAGAAAACTTCAAGAATCAAGCTATTAGATTCTCACCAAATATTGAAGACCAAGCCTATAAACAATTAAGAATAGACGTTAATAAAGACAAAAACTCTTATTCAAGAGATGAAATAGAAAGAATGATCCTACAACCTAATGACACAATATTAACAAAGATAACTCAAATAGATAAAATGTCAACAATAGACTCTTTCTTATCATTATTAGTTTATTTGAAAAATACTAACAAATATCTTATTGCCGAAAAAGTGGAATTATATATAAGAGCAAGAAAAGAAGAAATTGCTGAAGGTATAAGAAAATCAGAATTAGAAGTTGACGCAACTGAAAATATCGAATTAGCAGTAGCTCCAAATGAAGAAAATGTTGAAGATATTCAAGAACCTATTGTAACAAAAACAACAACTAAGAAAACTACTACAACTAAGAAATAATAAGGGAGATATATAAATCTTCCTTTAATGAATTATAGAAAGGAATGATTAATATTGACGCCTTATTCAGAAGTAATAGATAGATTTGAACGTAAAATAAAAGAATACAAAGATTTCTTTTGTTATGAAAATGTTACAGAAGAAGAATTTATAGAAATTACAAATAGAAGAGAAATGGGTTTATTAGAAGATGCAGTAAGTGACTTGCAATTAGTTGTTTCCATCTCTCAAAATGTAGATTTTTTAGATAAAAATGATGATTTAGAAACATTTAATTTTGAGTTAGTTCCATTGGAAAAGGATTTAATTAGTGATTGTATGGTTATTAAAATGTTTGATGAAGGAATAGTCAGGTTGAAAAAATATCAAGAATACTTTGGAGATGATATTAAAATGCCCAATTCTAATACAGAAAGGACTACCTATTTAAAAGTTGCTGAATATAGACAAATACAATTTGATAAAAAAGTTGTTAGCTATAACAGTAAGAATAGAAAAACTGGTGGTCATTTATTGGCATATTGATATGAATAAAGAAGATTTAAAATATTATAGAACTATAAACAAAGTTTCTAATAATCAAACAAGCAAAGAATCACTCATTTCTGGAATTACACAAGACTATAATAACGCTAGAGAACATGCAATATATAGATTTGATGTATTAATAAATTCAATCGATGCAAAAGATGTATTTATAAATAACTTAGAAGCTCCAATCAAAGGAGTAATTGACATATCAAGAAAACAAACTGCTGATACTGAAATGGAAGAAAAATTGCAAGTATATCCTAATCAGATTAAACGTGGAGACTATGTTAAATTCAAAGTCAATGAAACT